AACAACTTAGAGATTACTCTGGTGAATGGTCGTAAGATTCTCGTCAGAGGTGCAGATAACCCTGACTCATTGCGTGGTGTGTCATTGACATACTTAGTGATGGACGAGGTAGCGTTTATTAAGGCTGATATCTGGGAGCGTGTGCTTCGTGCTGCGTTGTCTGATAGAAAAGGTAGAGCGATGTTTATCTCTACTCCATCAGGAAGAAACCACTTCTATGATTGGTATCAGCTAGGGCAAAGCGGTGACGATGAGGAATGGAAGTCTTGGCACTTCACTACTTCAGATAACGAAACCATTGACCCTAAAGAGATTGAAGCTGCAAAGCGTACACTATCAAGCTTTGCCTTCAACCAGGAATATATGTCTTCCTTCAACAACGCTGGTGCAGGTTTGTTCAAAGAAGAGTGGGTTAAGTTCGGAGAAGAACCTAATTACGGTAGTTGGTACATAGCGATTGACTTAGCTGGATTTGAAGGAGTGGCGAAGAATGCTTCGGCTGCTAAGAGTCGGTTAGATAAATCAGCAATTGCTTGTGTTAAGGTTATGGACGATGGTAGTTGGTTTGTCGATAAGATTGAGTCTGGTCGCTGGGACATTGAAGAGACAGCGGTTAGGATACTAAAGAATATTAAGCACTATGAGCCTCTGGCTGTTGGTATTGAGCGAGGGGCTTTAAAGAACGCAGTGTTGCCGTACCTCAGTGATTTGATGAGAAAGAATAATACCTACGCTCATATACAAGACTTAACACACGGTAACAAGAAAAAGACAGATAGAGTTATATGGGCTTTGCAGGGACGGTTTGAACACGGTCGTGTGTCTTTGAACTGTGAAGGGGAGTTTGATGAGTTTGTTGACCAACTCTTAATGTTCCCTACTACTGGAGTACATGACGACTTACCTGACGCATTGTCTTACATCGACCAGTTAGCTGTTACCAGTTACAACTTAGATGAAGACGGTGGCGATGAGTGGGAAACGATGGATGTAATTAGTGGTTATTAATAAGGATAAATAATGGCTGAAGGTTTATTTAATAACGGATTGCTACAAGCTGTAATGCAAGAGCAACAGCCAGATATGGTATCTCAGTTAGCTAAAGAATATGCACAAAAGAATTCTTACTTTAGACAAGTGCTAGGGGATGATATTATTGACAGAGGAATGCAGCAATATGGTCCTCAGTTCTTTACATTACTAGAGCAACAGTTTTCACAGAATCCTGATATAGCTTTACGGTTACAAGGTACATCAGGTCAAATGATGCCAACAACACCTGTTGGTTTAAACCCAATGATTACACCAGCAATGCTCAACGCAAGACTAGGTATTGAGCAAGATGGTATACGAGGCGGTGTATCTAATATGTTAGTTAAGATGCCTGACGGTAGTTTTAAATCAATGCCTAGAATGTACGATGTTGGGTATAACACAAATGTTTTAGGTGGTAATTTAGATATTGGTGCTGGTTATGTCCCTAAAGACGGACAGATGCCTAAACCAATGTACAACATTAACGCACGATACACCAAGAAGTTTTAATAAAGGAAACAGACATAATGGCTGAAATGAACGAGAACAACGAGGGAGTACAGTGGGACACTCCTTCAGAATCTGACACAGAATTAGTAAGCTTTGTTGTCAGTCACTGTGACCGCTGGAGAGACCATCGAGATGAGAACTACCTCGAAGACTGGAAAGAGTATGAGCGTATCTTCCGTGGTGTTTGGGCTTCAGAAGACAAGACTCGTGATTCAGAGCGTAGTCGTCTAATTTCTCCTGCAACGCAACAAGCAGTAGAGACTCGTCACGCTGAAATCATGGAAGCCATCTTTGGTAACGGTGAGTTCTTTGACATCAAAGACGATGTACAAGACATGAACGGTAATCCAATGGATGTTGAGATGATTCGTGTCATGCTTCGTGAAGACTTAGAAAGACACAAGATTCGTAAGTCTATTGACCAGATTGAGCTAATGGCTGAAATCTATGGTACAGGTGTTGGTGAGATTGTCGTTAAGACAGAAACAGAATACACACCGTCTACTCAGCCAATCCCTGGCTCTACGCAAGCTGCGTATGGTGTATCTGAAAAAGAATACTTCTGTGTGAAGGTAGTGCCTGTTAACCCTAAGAACTTCTTGATTGACCCGAATGCTACTTCTATTGAAGATGCAATGGGTGTTGCAGTTGAGAAGTTTGTGTCTATTCACAAAGTTGTGGAAGGTATGGAAAAAGGTATCTACCGCAAGGTGGATGTAGGTCCATACGGTGTTGATGATGACTTAGAGCCTACTCAAGAATTGACACAGTATCAAGATGAAAAGGTTAAACTTCTAACCTACTACGGTTTAGTGCCTAGAGAGTACCTAGAACAGCTTGAGAACGACGGAGCTGAGATGGTTGACCTATTCCCTGAGTCAAGCACTGCTGACACCTACAGCGACCTTGTAGAGGCTATAATCGTCATTGCTAACGATGGTTTACTGCTCAAAGCAGAAGCCAATCCTTACATGATGAAAGACCGTCCTGTTATTGCTTACCAAGATGACACAGTACCTAACCGCTTCTGGGGTCGTGGAACAGTAGAAAAAGCATACAATATGCAAAAAGCTATTGATGCACAGTTACGCAGTCACCTAGACAGCTTGGCATTGACCACAGCTCCTATGATTGCTATGGACGCTACTCGCCTACCTCGTGGTGCTAAGTTTGAAGTTAAACCAGGTAAAGCTATTCTTACCAATGGCAACCCTGGTGAGATTCTGTATCCGTTCAAGTTCGGTACTCAGAGTCCTGAGAATGCAGCAACCGCTAGAGAGTTTGAAAGAATGTTGTTACAAGCAACAGGTACTTTAGACAGTCAAGGCATGGTATCTGCAGCTTCTCGTGACAGCACTGGTCAAGGTATGTCAATGGCGATGGCTGGAATCATCAAGAAGTACAAGCGTACATTGACTAACTTCCAAGAAGACTTCCTAATCCCATTGATTAAGAAAGCTGCTTTCCGTTATATGCAGTTTGACCCTGAGCGTTATCCTTCTGTAGACATGAAGTTCATTCCTACAGGTAACTTAGGCATGATGGCTCGTGAATACGAACAGCAACAGTTGATTGGTTTGTTACAGACCCTCGGTCCTGACACTCCTGTACTACCTGTTCTTCTCAAAGGCATTATTGGTAACTCTAGTTTGTCTAATCGTGCTGAATTAATGCAGACTTTAGACCAAATGAGTCAACCAAGCCCTGAGCAACAGCAGATGCAGCAGATGGCTCAACAGATGCAGATGGAACAGTCTCAAGCAACTACTGCTTCTCTACAAGCTAGAGCACAGCGTGACCAAGCAGAAGCCCAAAAGACAGTGGTTGAGACCCAATTACTGCCTGAAGAGCTAAAAGCTAAGGTAATCAGCTCATTGTCTACCAACATTGAGGGTGAGAACGCTGATAAAGAGTTCGAGAAGCGAGCCAAGATTGCTGAGTTGATGCTAAAAGAGAAGGACATCAACAACAAAGGCAAGATTGTTGAGCTACAGATGCAGAAAAACAACAATTTACAGTAAAAACACTTGACAAAACAGGTGTAAGTGTTGTATAATAGCGACATATTTAATTAGTTTCTCCATAAAGGACAAAGAAACATGGACAAAAAGTTACAAAGTTATTATGAGAATCAATTCTCCATGATGACAACCCCTGGTTGGCAGGAGTTTATTGAAGATGCTGAAGAAATGTTCAAGTCTATCAATAATGTGATGCCAATACAGACAGAACAAGAGTTACACCTTCGCAGAGGGCAACTAGACATCCTAAATTGGGTGATTAGCCGTAAAGGTGTAGCTGAACAGTCCTACGAGCAACTCATGTCGGGAGACACGGTAAATGCCTAGGATATTTGAATTCCAGTGTGAAGCTGGACATATCACAGAGAAATACATTGGTTATGAGACAAGTGTAGTTCCTTGTGAGGCTTGCGGTAATGATGCTAAACGGATTATTTCTGCAGTCCGAATCTCGTTAGACGGTACAGACCCAGTGTATGTATCAGCTCACGATGCTTGGGCTAGGAAACATGAAGAAAAAGCAAAGCAGGAACGCAAGCAGAACGAAGCCTGAGACACCTCGAAAGAGCCTCAGAATATAAATCCTAAAATCACTTGATTCGGTGACAGGAGACTTTAAATGGCAGCAAACTTTATTGACCAAGACGAACTGTTTAATGGCAGTGAGCAAGAAGAAGTACAAGATGTTACAACCCCAGTTCCAGACTCTACAGGAGCGGACAACACTGAAGTGGTTGGCAACAGTGAACCCGAAGTAGAAGTAGAAGAGTTACCTGAGAAGTATAAAGGTAAGTCTGCTTCACAGATAGCAAAGATGCATCAAGAGGCTGAGAAGCTTATTGGTCGTCAAGCTAACGAAGTTCACGAAGTACGAAGTCTTGCAGACCAGTTATTAAAACAACAACTCGAATCTAACAAGAAAGTTCAGCAACAGCCGATTGAAGAATCGCTTGAAGAAGACTTTTTTGCAGACCCTAAACAGGCTGTTAACAGACAAGTTGAGAAGCACCCTGCAGTAATTGAAGCAAGACAAGCAGCACTTGAAATGAAGAAGATGAGAACAGCCCAGCAATTAACGGCTAAACATCCAGACTTTATAACTATTGCCAAAGACAATGGTTTCCAAGATTGGGTTAAATCTTCAGCAATTCGATTGAACTTGTTTGCTAAAGCGGACGCAGAATACGATTTTGAAGCTGCTGATGAATTGTTATCTACTTATAAAGAGATTAAACAAATCAAAGCACAACAGGTTGTCCAACAGACAGCTCAGTCAAATGAAGTAGAAGCTAACGCACAGAAAGCTGCAATGAAAGCTGCAACAGTCGATGTTGGCGGTACTGGCGAGACAAGTAGAAAAGTATATCGTAGAGCAGACCTTATTAAATTGAGAATGACAGACCCTGACAGGTATGAACAAATGGCTGATGAAATCATGGACGCATACGCAACAGGAAGAGTCAAGTAATTTTAGTATTTAACTTAAACTTTTAAAGGAAATTTATCATGGCATTAGTAGGCGCAGCATATCCAGGTGGTTCAACCTCCGTAGTAACAAAAGCAAATGCAGACAAGTTCATACCAGAAATTTGGTCTGATGAAGTTATCGCTGCTTACAAGAAAAACCTAGTATTGGCTAATCTTGTTCGCAAAATGTCTTTCAAAGGCAAAAAAGGCGATACACTGCATATCCCTAAACCAACTCGTGGTGTAGCTAACGCTAAAGCAGCTAACACTGCAGTTACCGTTCAAGCTGACACAGAGTCAGAAGTACAAGTTTTAATCAACAAGCACTTTGAATATTCTCGTTTCATCGAGGACATCGCTGCTGTTCAAGCTCTTTCATCACTACGCTCTTTCTACACAGAAGATGCTGGTTATGCATTGGCTAAACAAGTTGACGACGAGCTTATTGCTTTAGGTAAG